ACCTCGATACAATTTACTTCAAGAAATACTTTCAGCGTATTCAGAAGAAAACCGGCCGTGAAGTTTTTGATTGGTTTGATAAAGAAATTTCTTCTCCCAAGCCGATTGTGACTAATATATTCGGGCATTCGCTGGATACCACGGATAAAGACATACTGATGCTTATATTGGAAAAGTCGCAGTATACCAACATTTATTACTATAACCAAGCCGACTACGAGCAAAAGATTATCAACCTGGTACGTCTGTATGGCTCACCCGAAGAATTCACCAAACGATATTACAATCACAAAATTCGTCTGTGCGACCAAATTGCCGAAGATGAACAGCTTCCCGACTAACTCTACAGCTCACGCAATTCGCGTGGGCTGTTTTTCTTTGTTGCTGTCCGTAATGCCGTAGCGCCACACGAGGTAGCGCTTGATTTCTTTCAGATACTCTCTCATTTCAGGACTATACATTATCCGTCCAGCCACCTGTTTTCCAGCGCGCAGAAACCATATACCGCGCCGCAGGTCAGCGCGATTAAAGCAATTTTCTTCATTTCTGTTCCTCCAAATATTTTCTCATAATTCGGACCGCCACCCGGCAGACT